CTATGGACGGAATTACTAGCAGAACTTTCTCTTTCCAATTTACAGGTGGAGTAAGCACAGCAACAGTATAATAATTTGTGGTAGACAAAGTAGATTTTTTTGAGGGAGTCAAATCTCATTTTGAGTCTCTTGAAGTAAAAATAATTGAAGTTCCTGAGTGGGGTCTTGAGGGCGATAAAGCTATGTATGTAAGACCCTTTACCATGAAAGAGAAAGCCAAATTATTTAAAGGTGCAAATAATTCTGATCTTAATGTTTTAGTGGAAGTTATAATAGCAAAAGCTGAAACAAAAGATGGAGAAAATATGTTTGATATTGGTCATAAACCTAAATTTATGATTAAAGCTGATACTGATGTTATTTCAAGAGTTGCACAAGAAATACTTTCCCAAGACGAATTTTCAGACATTAAAAAAAAGTAAATTCTGACCCTGACCTTTACAACATTTTAGCTTTGGGCGAGAGGCTACATATGTCAGTAAGAGACATATTGCAAATGCCTGTTCAAGAGTTTAATATGTGGTTAGCTTATTTCCAAATACAACAAGAAAAAGCTGAACAACAACAAAGGTTGAATAAAAGATAATGGCAACAAAAAAAGTAAATATTGACATTATAGCTAGAGATAAATCTCAAAGAGCATTGAAATCAGTTAAAGGAAGTTTAGACAGAGTTAGATCATCAGTTTTTAATGTTCGTAATGCTTTAGCTGGATTAGGTGCTGGATTAGTTATTAGAAATCTTGTTAATACAGGTAAAGAATTAGAAAATTTACAAGTAAGATTTAAGTTTTTATTAAAAGATGCAAATGAGGGTGCAAAAGCATTTAAAAATCTAACAAAGTTTGCATCTGAAGTTCCATTTTCATTAGAAGAAATACAAGCTGGTTCAGGAATATTAGCTACTGTTACTGATAATGCTGATGATCTTCAAAAGATGTTGGAGATTACAGGTAATGTAGCCGCAACTACAGGATTAGATTTTAGAACTGCGGCTGAACAAATACAACGATCTTTTAGTGCTGGTATTGGTGCGGCTGACCTATTTAGAGAAAAAGGTGTTAGAAATATGCTTGGTTTCAAAGCTGGTGCAACAGTTTCTATTGAGGAGACAGTACAAGCTTTTGAAAGAGTATTTGGAAAAGGTGGACAGTTTGGTCAAGCAACTGATGAATTAGCACAAACTCTTGATGGAACTTTATCTATGATTGGGGACTCATTTTTTAAATTTAAAAAAGATATATTAGATGCTGGTTTTTTTCCTGAACTGAAAAGACAGTTTGGAGATTTAGATAAATTTTTAAAAGATAATGAAGATCAAATTACAGAGACAGCAAAATTAATAGGAGAAAATTTAGCTGGTGCATTACAAAAAATTGTTAAGTTTGGAAAAACTGCGGCTAATAATTTAGAATTATTTGGTATTGCTTTATTAGGAGTAGTTACACTTCTAAGTCCTCAACTAGGTGCAATAACAGCTTTAGGAGTTTCAATAGCCTTTTTAGCAGATAAATTTCAAGATGCAAAATTAGCGGCTATTGGAATTAATGAAGAGTTTAAAAATATGGAATTTTTTGAACTCATGGACAAAGTAGAAGATTTAAACAAACAATTACAAATAAATCAAGATAAATTAATTCAATTAAAAGATGAGGGTCCATTTGATATTTTAGGAATAGATCAACATGATGCAGTTATAAAAGCATACGAAGAAGAAAACGCACTTATTCATCAACAAATAGCAATAGCAAAAAGATTAATTAAAGAAAAATTAGATTTAGGAGATGCTATTGAAGTTCAAGAACTTAAAGTTGTATCTTTAATGGAAGCTGAAGCAAAAGCTTTAGAAGAGTCCATAAAAATGAATAGAAGAAAAATGGAAATGAATAAAATTATTGCTCAAGCCGAAGCTGATGAAAAAGTAAGAATTAATAAATTAGGTTTGGATATGATACATCAAAATACAAAAGAATCTTTAAGAGCAGTAAGTGGACTAAATAGAACTGCTTTTGAAGCATTTAAAAGATTTCAAATAGCTGAAGCAACAATTAATGCGATTAGTGGTGCGGCAACAGCATTTAAAACTTTTGCTGGAAATCCATTTATAGCTTCAGCAGTAGCGGCTTCGCACTTAGTAAAAGGTATGGCTCTTGTTGCTCAAATTAAATCAACTAGCTTTAGAGAAAAAGGTGGTCCTGTTTCTCAAGGTAAACCTTTTATTGTCGGAGAAAAAGGTCCTGAAATGTTTGTCCCAAATCAATCAGGAAATATTATACCAAACAATAAAATGAGTGGTAGTCCTGTTGCTGTTACATTTAATATAAATACAGTTGATGCAAGAGGCTTTAATGAATTATTAACTAATAGTAGAGGGACTATTGTTAGTTTGATAAATAGTGCTGTTAATGAAACAGGGAGACAAGCAGTAGTATGAGTGGTGCATTACCAGATGTTGATTTTAAAGCTGTTAACTTTCAAAGTGAACAAAGAACTTTGCGTAGTACAACCGATAGTGGCAAAACTTTTCGTAGGCAAATTGATGGTCAAAGATGGACTTTTACTCTTAGCTATCCTTTAAAAACAAGAACTGAGTTTGCACCTATACAGGCTTTCATAATAAAACAACGATCAGGAAAAGAAAATTTTACAATTACTTTTCCAAGTTACTTTAATGCTCAGGGTTCAGAAACAGGAACAGTAAGAGTCAATGGTTCACATACTGCTGGAGATACAACAATAACAGTTGATGGTCATGCTGGAGATACTGCTGGTTCTTTTAAAGCTGGGGACTTAATAAAATTTGCAAATCATTCAAAAGTTTACATGATTGTTGAAGATGTTACACCAAGTTCAAACGCATCAACATTAACTATAGAACCACCATTAGTGAATACCTTAGCGAATGATGAACAAGTTAATTATGATAGTCTTACATTTACAGTACATCTTAATTCTGATGTGCAAGAGTTTCCAACGAACACAATAGACAAAGATAATAATATTTTAATTAATTATGAGTTTGATGTTATTGAGAGTTTATAATGGCAAGAGGATTATCAAGTTCTGTAAAAACTGAGTTAGCTACAGGTAATATAAGACCTGTTCATTTAATAGATATAAATTTTGCTACACCACTTTTTATAACTGATTGTGGTTTTGCACTTACATCAGATGTATCAGGAACATCAAGAACATATACTGCATCAGGTCATATTTTAGGAATTGGTAATACTCAAGAGGGTTCAACCCCTATAAAAAACTCTTTCAACCTAACATTATCAGGAGTAGATCAAAGTTTTATATCAATAGCTTTAAATGAAAACATAATTAATGATACTGTTCAAATATATAGAGGTTTCCTAAATAGTTCTAACGCACTCATATCTGACCCATTTTTATTGTTTAGTGGTTTTATCAATGCTTATTCAATAGAAGATGATACAACTCAAGCTGTAATAGGACTAGATATTACTTCACATTGGGGTAATTTTGAAAAGGTTTCAGGTAGAAGAACAAGCAACAATTCTCAACAAAGATTTTTTAGTGGAGATAAAGGTTTTGAATTTAGTGCATTAACTGTTCAAGATATAAGATGGGGTAGAGAATAATGCCTTTTGGAATTTCAATACCAAATCCATTTAAAAAAACTGTTATAGGTAAAGCAGTTGCTAAAATTTTCCCTTTTTTAAGTCCTATACTTTCTATTATAAGCATAGTCTCTACAGCAATTACATGGTTAAGAAAACCTGATGACCCTGAATTTAACTTTGATACTACACCAGAAAATATAGCAAAAGGTGTTTTAGTAAACAAGACTTCAGCTAATGGTCAAATACCTATTATTTATGGAACAAGAAAAGTTGGTGGAACAATAGTTTTTTTAGAAACTTCAGGAACAGACAATCAATATTTATATATGGCTTTTGTTTTGGGAGAGGGCGAAATAAACGACATAACAAAAATATTTATCAATGATAATGAAGTAACTTTTGATGGAGATTTAGCTGATGATACAGAGAGAAATGTAGCAAGTTCAGACTCAAATTATTACAAAAACTCAGAGAGTTTAATTAAAGTAACCT